GTTTTTATCTACAGTTTCTGTATTCCGATTTGTATTATATCGGTCTAGTTTTTCAAAGCCAAGAATTTGATGGCGTGTTTCATAAAAGCACTAAAAAACTAGATTTTGAGAACAAGAAGAAACAGAAAAAGTTGGATAAATTGAAGTTGAAGAGAGCTAAAGCCAAAATTAAAACTAGGACTAAGGAGTCTAAGTTTGATTTTCATTCTGATGAGGATGAATTTGGTTTTAGGCGGCTCTTCGATGATGATTCACCTCGAAGTTCCTTTGATTTTTTGAACTATTTGTCATCTTTAGCCATCCAACATTGCAAGCTTGATAGGATCCTCACTGTGAAACACATTGAGTTGACTGTCGCTTATCTACATGCGATGTATAATAGTGTGTCTTTAGCGCACATGATGTCTATTAGTTTGTTGTTCTTTCATAATTTTTATGATGGTTCTGTGTGTCAATTGATACATGAATATTTTACTCATTTATTCTTAGAACCTAGTGCAGATTTGGAAGAACAAGCAGGCTTTAATATTCAGAGTGTTAAGGATATGTTTGGATTATGGCGTGAGATAAAGGACAGTGAATTTATCACTCGTATGACGAAGATGTTTGCTTTGTGTGTTTCTGCTGGTATGTGCAAGCTTGCTGATATTCCATTTGGTAAGGAAACTTTCGAAAGATTCTATAAGAAATCGGGAGTTGACAAAATTACTAAATTGGATATGATTGAACAGATGCTTGAGACCAGCATTTTCATATATGAGAAAATATCTTATTTTGTTACTACGGGTGATTTTAGGACGCTGTTCTATTCTGACAATAGTAGTTCAGAATTTGAATTTGAATATACCAATTTGGTTTCAACTTTGAATTTGTTGCAGACTGGCAATTTAGCACGAAAAGATTTTGACGAACATTCTTACGAGGATAGAGTTGATAAGCTGATTGATACAACCAGACAGTTGATAAAATTGTCAAGGGGAGTTGAGAAAAAAGTCTTTAGTGATAAATTGTTACGTTTGGAACAAGTAAAAGTTTCCATTTTGGAATATCAAAAAGCTATGACCTTGCGCGAACGGCCTTTTTCTTTCTTGTTATTCGGAGATTCGGGCGGTGGTAAGTCGACTATGTTACCTCTTATTATCAATGCTTTATTGATTGCCAACGGGATAGAACCCAAAGAGGAGTTGACTGTTACACTACAAGCCAATGATCCATTTCAATCCGAATATAGGACCAAACATAATGTTGTGATATTGGATGATATTGCTAATGCTACACCTCAGCACAGTGATGTTAATCCTAATAATGTTATTATCAATTTCAATAATAACATTCCAGCATGTGCGTTAAGTCCCATCGCAGAATTGAAGGGTAAGATAATGATTGCCCCAAAATTCTTCATCGGAACCACGAATAGGAAAGATATGTTCGCCAGTATCTACTCGACTGAACCAATTTCTATAGTTAGGAGATTTGATTTCACAATTACTGTAACGGTTAAGGAAGAATATGCTAAGCATGGACGCCTTAATACAGCTTTGGTTGATGGTTTCGATCTTGACGCCTGGGAATTTAAAGTCGAGGTACCATATGCGACTTCTCGCGCTGCTACCCAAATAAAGGGTATTGCGTATGAAGTTGTTAAGGATGGTGATATTCTTCTTGATAAGTGTAGTTATGGACACCTCATTGGTTTTTTAGCCAGGAGTTCCAAGAAACACTTTGAAGAACAAAAGAAGCTGATTGGGAAAAGTTCACAAGCGTATGGCACCCAGCTATGCGCACATTTTTCTTATCCTAACATCTGTCCAAGTTGCTTGTCAAATCAAGCGGGACCGGTTGTTAATTTGGGACAAATCGTGAAATTCTTTAATCAGATTCCTAGTTTTTGTCAAGATAGTATCTTTGGCTTTGGGAGAAGAATAAGCTCGTTTAGATTAGGGCGCTTAATAGTATCAAGTAATTGTTTTAAGAACATCATTTCTTTTGTTGTTTTTATTACTTTCTTTTATACAACGGCGGTTTATTCTGTAGTGGGCTATTTTGTGCCTATTCATTGTTGGACACAATTTTTCCTTCTTTATTGTGCGAATTTATTGGTAGTGTTCTATTTCTTCACATGTTGTGTTGTTAGAGCCGTCGAAAGTAAATTGAGCACTTTTCCTATTCAGTATTTCAAACAGAAGTTTGAAACAGATAGAAGTAAGATGATTAGATTTTCACAGATTGTATTGGTTATCTCTGCATTATTTGCATTGAAAAAGTTTTACAAAATGTTTAGATTGTATCAAACTTCATCCCAAGGATCAGAGTTTAAGATCCCTGAAGCAGGAGAAGATGAGAAGGCGAACATTTGGAATAAAGTTGCTCCTACATCTACTTTAGTTTGCGACGAACTACACAATATGACTTTTGATCAGGCAGCCAGCCTGGTTAAGAAGAATATGGCTCATGCCACGTTTAGTTCAGTTGAAAGATTAAAAGGATGTACGTGCGACATTTTTCCGTTGAAGTCCGGCGTATGGATTGCACCATGGCATGTGATGAAGCGTGGCTATAGTCATGTTCATGTCACTAGAGTTTCCCCCGATTTAATTGGCCCGAATTTCGAGTCAAAATTGGGAGAAAGTTCTTTTGTGAGAATAGGATGTACTGATATATGTTTGGTATATTTGCCGGTAGGCGGGTCTACAAGAGACCTTACAAAACTATTCCCATTGACATTGAGCAATAAATCTGTAGCTGCCAATCTCATGTATAAGGATTCTTTAGGTAATATTACAGAATCGAAATTTAATGCAATGCCCTTTATTTTTCTTAAAGATGACGTCAAGTATGACGCTTTGAGATATAATTGTGGTTTTGAAACATTTTCGGGTCTGTGTATGGCACCTTTAATGTGTATGGGCAAATTGCCATATATTGCAGGTTTCCATTTAGCCGGAAGAACCGGCCATGGTGATGGTGTTGCCCAAAGACTTACTGTTCGGGAATTGGAAGAAGCATTAGTTTTATTGGAGTCAAAGCCAATGGTCATGAAAATGGCCAGTGAAACTAATATGGATTTTTCTGTACCAGAGTTAGGAATAAAACATCTTGAGGGTGTCCATCCGAAGAGTCCTGTAAATTTTATGCCCCCTAGTACCACATTGACCATTTTAGGTGGTCACACTGGGGAACGGCGTAAATTTACTTCTGAGGTTATTCCTACTTTGATTTCAGACCAAGTTTCTGAACAGATGGGTATTCCAAAACAACATGGTCCTCCTATGAATATTGGGAATTATAAGCCTTGGAGGGAAAACTTAGTTAAACTAGGTAATCCCAAAAAGCTTAACCCTGATATTTTGGAAAGGGCTTTTGTTGATTTTAGGGCGAAGATCTTCAATCATTTGAAGAAAAACCCACAGGATAAATGCAAGATACATCCCATTAACAACATAACTAATTTGAGTGGTGCTGATGGTGTCTATGGTATAGATGCTATCCAGAAAAGCACTTCAAGTGGTTGGCCTTGGAACAGACCTAAATCCACCTTTCTACATCCTGTAGATCCTGAAGGTACCGGTGCTACTTATCCAGTAGATTGTGATCCGGAATTTTGGGAGGAAGTGGAAGATAAGGCTAAAACCTTGGCTTCTGGGAAACGCGTTAATCTTATTTGGCGGGCCAATCTTAAAGATGAACCTACTTCTCTTGGAAAAGAGAAGGTTCGAGTTTTTGCTGGTTCCCCATTTGTAGGGTTAGTTCTTTTTAGGCGATATTTTCTGACTACATGTAAATACATTATGGAACATTCCGTTTTGTTTGAATGTGCAGTGGGAGTTAACGCTTACGGTCCGGAATGGACTGAGCTCTCTAGAGTTATGATGAAGTTCGGTAAGGACAGAGTCATTGCTGGGGACTATAAGGACTATGATTCTTCAATGCCCTGTGAAATAACTCTTGCAGCTATGAAGTTACTCATTGAAATATGTGAATGGGCTGGCTACAACGAAGAGCAGCTCGCCATTATGGCGGGACTTGCTACTGAGGTGTGCTTGCCCATTTATGAATACAATGGTACTTTCCTGCAGATTTGTGGTTCGAATCCTTCGGGACATTCTTTAACTGTGTTTTTGAATAATATTGTTAATTCCTTATATTTAAGGTATGCATATTATGATATTTATGGTGCTAAGAATAACCTGAAGCCGTTCCACGAAGTAGTTTCTGTTATGTGTTATGGTGATGATAACAAGATGTCAGTTGCAAAGGGATTTGATGAGTATAATCATACTGCGATAGCAAAATCCTTAGCACAATGTGGCATAGTTTACACCATGGCAGATAAAGAAGCTGAGTCGGTTCCATTTATTGATAGTGATGATTGCACTTTTCTTAAGAGATCATCAGTTTGGAGTGAGAAATATAAAAATTTCTTAGCTCCCCTCGAATTAAAATCAATTGCAAAAACACTTCATTGCGTGTTAAAAAGCAAATTTTTAAATATCGAGGAGCAAACTGCTGAGTGTGTCACCAATTGTATGATGGAATTCTGGTTTCACGGTGAAGAAGTTTACAATGAACGCCGACTGCAGTTACTCAAAATCTGTGATGAGGCAGGATTGCTGCCATATTTTGAGAACGGAACAATTGCTACTTTTGCTCAGTTGGAGGAGAAGTATTGCAAGCAG